CACGCCCTGTTCGAAGACGAGCTCGAGGGATGCATGCGGGATGAGCAGGTTGTCCTGTGCAATCGCGGGGGCGGCAACCTGAGACACCAGGGTATCGCCCCACTCAGTGAACGTGCCGGCATCCAGAATCCCGAGTTTGTTCGAGGTGCGATCCCCCACGTAGGTTGTGTTGTTCCCACGGAGCACAAAGGCCGCGCGCCAGTTCGAATATCCGTAGGACTGCCGCTCATGCCAAAGCTGGGTTGACACATCGTAAACCCACGTAGCCTCGTTGTAGGTCAGCCCATACATGGAGTGGCCATTCTCGATCCAGGTATTCCCCACGCACTCCTGGGCGGCGTACTTCGCAATGGCCTGCTCCATGGCGGTCTGCGAGATCCGCACCGGGGTATAGCCGTTCACCCGTCTGACCGTACCGTCGGTAGCGGGGAAGAAGATGGAATTGTCGATCTTCGCCGGTCCATACTTGGACGTAGTCCCGATCTCCATAAAGCCCGAGGACGTGCGGCTCAACGGGAAGGCGGGATCACCTGAGTTGTACCAAACTTCCGTTGTCTGACGGCCAAAGAGAAACAGTTCCCGGTGATCAACAATGCCGACCACCACGTCATCGGGTGCGGCTTCGGCGGAAGCAAAATCCAGCGCATCCCACCCGGAAGGATCAAAGGCCGTGTGATTGACGTATACCCGCCCATCCCCCGGACCTCCGACCATATAGCCGTCGAGGAACGCGACCCACTCATATCCGGGAAAGTCAGGATCCGTGATTTGTGCGGTGACTGCCCCATCCCACAGATAGGAAGGGCCGTTCACCGTCACCATGACGTGCGAGCCGTCTCCATCGATGAATACCGGCCCCGCGCCTGGGATTGAGCCCAATGCAGTGACCAGGCCTCCCGCCGTCACGCTGTAGAGTTGAGTTCCCGAGACGACGTAGCCGAGATTGTTGACGATCTCTGCCCCTCTCATGGGGCCAGTGCCGAAGCTCAGGAAGTCCTTAATCCCGAAACAGGCGACCACTGCCGCAGCCGTTTTAGCGGCGGGCGGTGCCGGCTCGAGGTAGCTATTGACCATGCGTTGGGCGGACAGCGGCAGCGATGCGTGCTGGTAGCTGCTCGTACCAAAGGGAATCTGCGGCATCAGAAGTACTCGGCTCTCACCGGTCGCGAGACGACTGTAGGCGAGAGAATCTTCCGCAGCTGCCGCTCCGCTATCGATGTCGTCGGTAGCCCCAGAATGCCTTCAGAGGCGAGCTTGGACCGCTTGGGCTCCCCCAACATGAAGGTATCGACCAGCAAAGCGGCCACCATGGCTGAGATGCTATCGACCATCACTTCATCGATGCCGTCTTCCAGATCAATGGTCGCGATGTCCAACTCCTGGAGTTGCTTTTGAACCGCGACGCACTTCTTCCGGATCTCCTCCGCGTCTTCCGCCGAGAGTGAGTTTCCCACGGGGAGTACTCCCAGCTTCTTGGCTACCTCTTCCTTGAACTGGAAAAAGTTGACAGACACGGAACCTCCCGGAATTAATCAGTCCCTTGGCAACCAGCGGTGGAACGTCCTTGCTCCACCCTTTCGTGGCCGCGATGGCGCCGTAGCCCGGGAAAACCCCGGACCACGGCTCATCGCCTATGAGCTCAACCTTCACTGGTTGGTGCACATCACGGTCAGGTTGAACAATCCCGCCGCCGGAGTTGTGGCAACCGTTGTGATGTTGATCTGCACCTTGGTGCGGACTGCCGTGACGACGGGTGCCGGAGAGATTCCCCAGAACGCCGAACCCGCGCCCGAACCGGTGGTGACACCGGTAATCGCATCCACCGTTGAGGCGCCCACGAGTTGGATTTTGTAAACCAACGCAGAGGCCGCAAGCGATGCGGTACTGACAATGAACCCGATAACAGTGACGTTCTCGGGGATGTACCCCAGTTCCACGATATCGCCCACATCATCGAGTGAGGTCGTTGCGATCGTGGCGCTGAAGGTATAAGAGACGCTGCCAGCCTCATAAGGCTTCGGCACCAAATGCGCGGCGCTGTTCGCCACCGCTACTGTTGCTGCTGTCACTTTGAAATTACTCCGTAGTGGTGGTTATTAACCGTCAGCGACTGCTGAGGCGAAGATAGTCAGAATGCCGTTGTCCTTCGGCGTGGTGGTGTCCGTCGCTCCGGTTCCGAACTGGATCTTGCCGACGTCGTAGATCTGCTGGATTGCTACACCGCGCTTGGTCTGGTAGTCCATCTCCTGTGTGCGTGTATTCCAGCGCTGAGCCAGCGCATATCCCAGTGCCTGCGCACCGCACAGGTAACATTCGCCGACATCAATCGATGAAGCGCCCTGAGCGAGCCAGGTGTTCTGCGCCAGCTCCGGGATCTCGCGTACGATCACGCCGTCCCACACGATGTCGCCATCGGTAAAGAGCGGGTTGTCGGTACCCCGATCCAAGGCGTACTGCCGCGACTGAATGATATTCGTGTCGAGCTTGAGATCGCGGAAACAGGTTGATGGGGCGAACATGACGTACCATTCCTCATCCCCGTTGACCTTGATGGGACGGATCTTGGGAGTGGCTGCCTTCGCCAGACGTTTGGCGAGTGAGACCATGGAGGAAGACAGCTTGTCGTTCGTGCTGTCCACGGTCGCCAAAGCGGTGGCAAACACGTTCGAAACACCATTGGCGACCAGAATTCCATAGAGCGCGCGGTCACGGTTGTTGGTCGTCCAGGTATTCAGCGCGGTTGCGTTGGCCACCTGAAACGTAGACGTGCTGCCGGTGCCGTTCGGACCTTGGCCGGCGCCTGCGAGAACCGCATCTTTCTGACCCAATGCACTGATGAAGCGGTCGCGGGTCTGCTCCATCGACCAGCTCTGCAGCACCGCCTTGGCGGCCTCGCGCAAGCTGATTGCAGTAACCTGCTCCTCAAACTCCGGTACCACGACACCATGGCGATAGAGATTGACGGCGAGGGGCCAGGAGCGCTGGCTCAGGTCCTCCTCGAAGCCCTGCAAGGTCTGATTATTCTTCTTGCCCGCGCCCTGAAGACGATTCACGAGCTCGAAATAGATGGTGTCGCCTGCGGACTTGGAGAGTTTCTCCTTGACCTGGACGATGGAATTCTCGTCCGTGCCCATGTAGCGGGCGAGCCGGTTGCCACGGATGTACTCCGTGAAATAGTTATCGTCCCACTGTTTGACCCGCAATGCGGTAGGGACGGTTGTATCAGCCATGGTGGCTATCTCCGATCATTGATTCGTAATAGGGATTTCAGCGGGGGCGGACCCGCATAGACGGGTTCCGTCACCACAGGGGAGCTGTCGGAATTGAGGGAGGCCGGAACAGCGGGAGGCTTTACGCCTCCCTTGGCCGCGAACTCCGCTTCAACTTCAGCTCGAATGGATGCTTTGAGCTTTTCTCGGTAGGCGACCGGATCGCCGTTCACCGAACCTAACTCGCGATGCAGTAGGCCTTGCTTATAGGCGTACTCTGCCGGGTTGCGCTCCTGACGCAAGCGTACGAACAGTGACGGGTCCGCTTCGGCAGCCTCGAGAAAGGCCGCTTGCATCTCGTCGTAGTCCTTGTGTCGCTGGCGTGCGATCTCAGCCGTGAGGTTGCAGCGCTCGACAAAGAGTGTTTCCTGCAGCTGTTCCCGTTCGCTTTTGAGGGCGCCGGGAAGATCAGTCCAGGGGTCAATCGGCTCTTTCTTGGGCTGCTCCAACTCACGCAGTCGCGCTTCTGCGGCCTGACGCTTCTCGCGCTCGGCCTGCATGGCCCTTTTGTAGGCTTGTTCCTTCTCGGACTCTTGGACTGGAGCAACAACCAGCGGTGCTACGACCGGAGGAGTTACCTCGGGAGGCGTGATAACCGGAGTGGCCTCGACCTTGGGTTCGGCTTTCGCCTCCACCTTCGGTTCTGCCTTCGGCTCCTCGGTCGGCGTCACCGAGACAAAACGCCCGTTTTCATCACGCGCACGATTACCAATCAACGAGTCCAGAGACGGACTTTCGTCAGCCATACATCCACCTATCGTTTGGATTTA